CTTCACGCGTGATAATATTGGACGCAGACGGTATGACAACGCTGGCCAAGGGTGTTTACAAAAAACAAACGGAGATGCTACGCACCGGCGAGCTGACGCCGAGAAAGTAAAAATATGCCATCCCCAACATTTTCATTTTTCACAAAAAACAGGATAAATAGCGGCAGTACGTTTGTGATGACGTCCGCGCCGTCTATTTCAACCTCCGCGCTTTTCGATAGAAAAAGAACGCCGAAACTTACGTCTGTAGGGTCTGACGACGTCACAGATGAGGTTTGGCAGATAACATTCACAGGCGATGTTGCGAAAGATATCAGTGCTATTTTAATCGATAACCACAACATAAAGAGCGGTAACGTAAAGTATTGGAACGGTTCTTCATATGTTGACTTTTCACCGGCGATATCATTGAGCGGCAATTCGGATGAGACTAGCTTTTTTAGTTTTCCGCAGGTTTCAACATCACGCTTACAGTTCACTTTTTCAACAACTTTCGTTGTTGACGCTCAAAAATATGTAGGCGAAATCATGGCTTTCGATTTGATAGGGACACCATCCAGGCCGCCAGCGTCGTTTGTAATCTCACAAAAAGAGCGTTCCGTAATTCATGAGACGGCAAACGGTGGTAATGTCTACGTTTTTTTTGGTAAAAAGTCAAAAATAAAGTTGACATTTTCGGACGCATCGTATTCAGATATAGATCTTTTTTTGAGCCTCAAAGAGCTTGGCGACGTTTTCTTTATATATCCAAGCGGCGGAGAGTATGAGGGTGTTGATATAGGCTTAAGAATGCAGGATATTTATCAAGTTAACTACGTTAATGATTTCTCTCCAAATTTAAAGTCGAACATACTAGAAATAAATCAGTCCTTGGCGTTGGAATTACAAGAGACATGAGCGCAGAGGCCCAGATTGATAGTAATATCCACAGGCCTTTTCGCCGTCTGTGGATTAAGAGAAAATTAGCTGCGGGCGATTACGAGTCAGAATGGCAACGCGTCGACACGATAGACGGCGAGGACCAGGTAATAGAGTGGGGCATTGTCACTTATGAGATTGACTCCGACCCGTCTACCGATCAGTCTACGTTTGATATCTCAAGCGTTACTATAAAGATACGGAATGACACCGGGCTATGGAATAACGAGCGGTCTAGTACGTCATTGTTTTTCCCAGACGACGTTTACTTAACGCGTAAGTTTACACGAATAAAAATAGAGGCCGGATACCTTGACTCAGACGGAGAAGAACAAGGCGGCTGCACGATGTTTGAGGGCCTTATAGAGTCGGTTCGCACATCTGAGGAACGTGTTGCCGTGATAAACACTATGAGCTATCTTTACGTGCTGAAAAACTACCCAATATCAGATAGGTCATATAGTGCTACGCCTGCCGATATCTCTACGTTAATTTCTGGTATATTTGGACTATCAAAAGTTTCTGATTTCATTTATCTTGACACGAACACACCTGCGCTTGACGGAGAGATAGCCGACCCATCGGAATTAGAAGGGGATTACTGGCAGGTAATCCAAAGGCTGGCATTCTTGAGCAACTCAGTGCCCGTTTTGGTTGGCGAGACAATAGGCAGCGAAGGAAATGGGCAGTCTTTTAAATTTATACCACGTACGCCGGTAGGTACTTCTAAGCGAGTTTTTAAAGGATCTGGGACATCAGACCCAGACATTTACACCATTGACAGCTACGACGATGAAGGCGCAAAACGTGTTGTCTTGAGATGGAATGACTACACATCCTCTCCGCCAATATTTGCTCAAAGCTCTAACGACAAACTTCGCGAAAAGTATTTAAACAAAACGTCAGAAGTTGACGTTTCAATCCTGTCATCTTCTGATAGGCAGTCGTTGCTTGATGCACTGCTTGCATACTGGGAGAACCCAAGAGAAAGTTTGACGTTTAGCTGTAAAATGATGTTAAATAATATCAACGTAATGGATTTGATAAACATATCGATACCTGGCGTATACCCTGATGATGTTGCCCGTTGGGGTTATGGTGTTTGGGGTGATGTTGTCGGATCTGCTGCACGCGCTGGACTGGCGATAGATTCTGCATCTGAATTTCTTGTCACTGGGGTATCATCTGATCTGGACAGCTGGAAAACAACTATAAAATGCGAGAAGGTATAGAAAATGACTTTCAACAATATTAATAATGGCGACCCACTTGACGCTACAAAGGTTATGGAGAATTTCCGTCACGTAAATTATGGAAGCGCACTACTCCCCGTCAATAGTTCAGGTGTTGAAGTTGATGACATTATCGATTTAGGAAGTTCTAGCTATGCGTTTAAAGATGGGTTTTTTTCAGGTGAATTAACGGCAACGAATCAGCCTTACCTTCTTTTGACTAACGGAAGCAAAGGAAGTAATGGAAACATAACAAATTTTACAACGTCAGAAAATGTCGGAAGCTTTACCGTTTCAAGCGGGAAAGTGACCCCCCCCTCGCCAGGTTTGTATTTAATTACGTTACATGGAGATCTAGAGGTGCTAGATCCTGGAACAAGTAAGCTTTACGTTAGAAAATACAATTCATCTGACACGTTATTGTTTCAAGTTCCAATGGTTAGTGCTTACACAAACGGTAACGATTATACAATGTCTGGATCTGGTTCTATTGTTTTAAGATTCGATTCTGGTGATTATTTCTTTGCGGCTTATACAGAAACCGCTGGCGGAGCGCAATGTACTAACTCAATAGTTTCTTTTTCAAAGATGGTATAAAATGAACACCTTAGAATTTCACGTAACAAAAAAAGAAAAAGGAAAGAAAGCCGACATCGTAACAGGCGAGCTGCTTTTCATGGAATGCGATACATGCGTGCGCCAGTTCCCGGCAAACTCTGGCGGGTGGGGTAATGGTCCGCTGCCCGTCGGTGAGTATAAATGCCACACCGCAAGACCGCTACCTTCTGGATCACCTGAAGGGCTTGGTACCTGGATAATGGGCATAGAGCCGCTATTTAAAACATCGCGTTACAACTTGGCTATACATAAAGACGGCGGGGTACCTGGCACTCTTGGATGCATTGGAATAACTGAGGATGACGATTATTGCTTTTCGTTATTAAAAACGCACAAACCAGAAAGGTTGACGGTATATGATAGAACAAATTCTTGAACAGCGGGGAAAAACACACGGCGAATTTGCGGAGGTATCAAAAAAATTTGACGCTTTAATTTCTGCAATACCAACGGAAAGACTAAGCCCGGCGGCACTTCTGTCTATCAACGTAATATTTCAAAAGATTTCCAGGATAGGGGATCAATTTTTCGAGGATCACTGGTTGTATATCGCCGGTTATGCTGAGTTATTTAGACTAGAAATTAGTAAGTAGTGGACATATTAAGCCTTGCCGGTAGCGCATTTGCCGGCGGAGTTAGTGCTATTATGTTACTTTATCGCCTATTTCCTGGAAAAAGGGAATTTGAGAAACTTGAAAAAACAGTCGAGGACATGAAAAATGACTACGTCACACACAAGACACTTGAGCTAATGCTTGCTAGAATAACGGATCAATTGACAAACATTAGCGATTCGTTAAAATCTTTGACGGGAAAAGGAAAAAATGGAGGCGATAACGAGTGAAGAGGTCGAGCTATTCCATTCTATGCATGAGATGCTCGCTTATTTAAATGAGAGAATAATAACTGTTGAACGTGAGCTTGCAAATATAAGAGCCGCAAACTACTCTCAAGCGGTCGTAATAGACCGGGCAATAGCGAATTTGGGAACAATAATAAAAGAGATTGGAAAAATAAGATGAATTTTATACTTGGATTTTTGGGAAATATTGGGACGGGTATTGCAAGTTGGGCAGTCGGTGGCGTTGTTCGCTCATTTGTCGAGACAGAATTAAAAAAACACTCCGACAATTTAAAAGAAGATGTTATATCAAAGATAAAGTCTGACGTTAATAAGGTTGACGACGAGGACTTGCAAGAGATGGCACGTTATGCCGTACGGTATGTGGCTAAGAATTTCCCAGATATTGACAATTCAGAAAAACTTCAAAAAGCAATAAAGACACTCCAATCTATAACGCCGCCGGTTGTCGATTTTTTTCTTTCTGATGCCGCGCTCAGGGGTATAATTGAGGCGGCATACAGGGACATAAAAAAAGAGTTATCGAATATTTAGGCAGGACCTTAATTTCTCGTTTGCGATTTTTAAAGTCTCCACTGAGTACCTTTCGCACTGTAAAGCGATATCTGCGTAGGGTTTTATCGTTATCATGTCTATGATGTTCCTTTTACAAACAGAGCCTTTTTTCCTTGTCAGAACCAGCACATGGCCGTTATTCAATGTCATGTGGTGGTATTTTTTCTTTGCTTTATGAATTAATTCTTGTACATCCATATTATTTCTCCAATTAAAGATCTATTTTTGCCCCAATCAAGTTAGCCCCTCTAAAGTTTGCCCATTGCGTTTTTACACCTCTCAAGCTTGCCACTCTCAAGTCTGCCCATTGCAAGTTAGCACAGATCTATTTTTGCCCCAATCAAGTCAGCCCCACTCAATTTTGCCCCTCTAAAGTAAGCCCCACTCAAGTTAGCCCCTCTCAAGTCTGCCCATTGCAAGTTAGCACAGATCAAGTTTGCCCCTCTCAAGTCTGCATTACTCAAGTTTGCATTTCTTAACTCTGCATCTCTAAAGTTAGCCCCTCTCAAGTTTGAC